CGTGCAGGTTTCAAGGCGGACGGCAAGACGCCGGTGCGCAGCTTTAACGTACGATCCTTGGTCGATCCTGACGGCCGCCGTCAGTGGCTTGAGATCCTGGCCGAAGAAGGCGTCGTCAGCTGATGGCCATGAAGGCCAAGATGCTCGGTCGGGATGCTGTGATGCGCCGGCTGCGTGAGCTGGTGCCCGAAGCTGAGAAGGAAGCGGCCAAGGCACAATTGGAAGCCGCGCAGGATCTGGCGAAGCAGATTGCGGCACGCGCGCCAGTTGGCGTCGATGAAGGTTCAGGCGATTACAAGGCGAGTATCCGCGCCGGCCGGCTGGCAGACAATCCCGGACGCGACCTGGTTGGAACCCGTCGCACAAGCGATCCTAATGCGGCCGGCGTGTTCGCAAACTACAAGTGGCGCTGGATCGAGTTCGGCACGAAAGAGCGTTTCAAGCGCAGCGGCGCCTCGACCGGTGCCATGCCACGGCAACCGCACATCTTCCCGACCTTCCGCGCCAATCGAAAGCGCATTCGCCGGAAGGTCGCCAACGCAATCAATCGCGCGGTCCGCAAGGTCAAGGGATAGCTGATGGCAGCATCATCGTTCGACCTGGTCCTGTATGCGCGGGACCGGCTGCTAAAGGCTGTGCCGGTTTCTGCCCTCGTGGCTGACAGGGTTTGGTATCGGGCGCCTGATGACGCCGAATATCCATACATCGCCGGCTTTGAAACGGACGGGCTACGGGAAGATGCACAGTGCCTCGCCGGCCTGAATGTGACGCTACAGGTTCACGTCTGGTCTAGCGACGGCATCGATCCTTTGCAGACAGCCCGCGAGATCGCAGCTGCCGTGGCGGTCACCTTGCACCATGCCGACCTGCCGCTGCCATCGGGCGAGCTTCTGACGATCAACCACCGTGGCGAACGGGTTTTCTATGACCGTGACGGCCTGACCGGTCACGGCGTCGTGGAGTTTCGCGCCCTTTTCCGGTCCACCCTCATGCCGGCCGAGCCGGATCAATCAAACGGAGACTGAACCATGCCTGCACAGCTTGGCCGCACCCTGCTCATTCGTATCGGCAACGCCGGTACACCGACAGAGACGTTCACTGCCATTTGTGGCATCAAGACCCGCTCGTTCAACCTTTCGGCCAATGAGGTCGAGACGACATATCCGGACTGCACTAATCCCGCTGGCCCGGTCCAGCGCACGGCGCGCCCCGGCATCGTCAATCGGACCTTTTCGGGCGAAGGTACATTCGTCAGTGGCGCGGCCTCGGCTACGTTGATGACCAATGTCCGCAACGCGACGGTCTTCAATGCGGAAGTCATTGTTCCCGGCGAAGGCAAATATGTCGGTCCATTCATGTGTTCGGAGTTCGAGTTCTCGGGCGACATGGAAGACGACATGCAGTTTTCCGCGACGTTCTCGGCTGCGGGCAAGCTCGCCTTCACCGCTGAGGTCGTCTGATCATGGCGCTTGAGGTGAACGGAGCCAGGGGCGAAGTGCCCTTGCAGGTCGGTGGCGTGGATCTCGTGATCGCCGCGACAATGAAGGGTCTGGCCGCCACATCGACGGCGCTGGGCTGCCAGTCGCTTTCGGAGCTGTTCCTGAAGATCCAGGGCGTGGAGGTGGCAACCACCATTGCCGCGATCTCTCACCTCACGGTGCGAGGCGATAAGGAAGCGGCGCTCGACGCCTTGTCGCTGAAGCACTTCCCTCAGTGCTCGGAAGCCTTCGCAAAGGCTTTGGCCCATCATTTCGATGGTGAGCCAAAAAACGGCTAAGCCGCCAAGACGAAGAGCTAAGCGAGCCCTTTCCTTGGCGGCCATGGATGAAGCTGGCGTTCGGCTACCTGAGGTGGACGCCGGAAACCTTCTGGCAATCGACGTTGACCGAATTGCTGGTTGCTGTCGACGGCCTGAATGAGACGAAGACCGGCAAGGCAAAGGTCAAGCCGCCGACTGACGACGAGATGGCGAAGCTGCTCGCGAAGTATGGGTGAGGCCTTTTCACAGGCCGACAAGGCGGCATTGATCTATTCGGACTTGTGCGTCTGCGATGTCGCTAGTGTTCCCGAACACTTTTCTCAGCGTGTTGCACCAGCCGCGAACTCCCTGGGTGTCACCATGTTGCACCTTAGCCTCCGTGTAGAGTTCTGCCCAAGCAGCCGCGATCTCTTCCCGTTCAACAGACTCTTGCCGCTCGCCCCAAGCGAGCCAGGCGCCGCCAGCGATAATCACGATGCAGGCGGTGGCGATCAGCGCCTTCAACCAGCTATCCATTTGACTGCGAGCTCCAATGGCCACTGAAAACGAAGATCTCGTTCTATCGATCTCCGCCGACACGCGTCAAATCATGAACGCGATGAAGCGGCTGACGGGTGAGATCGCGAAGAACACGAGCGGCATCCAGAAGCAGTTCGATGACCTTGGCCGTGGCGTGGACAAATCCATGGCAACCGCGATGCAGAAGCGCATCGACAGCATGGTTGGCGTCGGGAAGAACGCAACAAAGGAGTGGACCGGCGCCCTGGCCGATCAGGGCAAGGAAATGGAGCGACTGCGCGCGAAGTTCAATCCCCTGTTTGCGGCGGTGACCAGCTACAAGTCGTCATCTTCGGAGATCCGCGCCGCGCACCGTCTCGGCGCCATTTCCTCTGACGAGATGACGGCAGCGCTCGGCCGGGAGCGCCAAGCCGCCCTTGCCAGCATCGCCGCGATCAAGCAGCGCAGTGCGGCAATCTCAGACACGCCGGTGATGCGAGGCACTACTGGCGCGGGCTCGTTCAACACATCCAGCCTTGCCGCGCAGGGCTTCGATATCATGGCCACTGCTGGGTCGATGCCGTTCTACACCGTTGCGCTGCAACAGGGTCCGCAGGTTGCGCAGGTGTTCAACGACATTCGCGCCAGCGGTCAGAGCATTGGCCCGGCTGTCGCTGGTGCTTTTGCGCAAATCCTCAATCCAGTCTCGCTTGTCACGATCGGCGTCATCGGCGCGACTGCTGCTGCCGTGCAGTACGGAGCATCGCTTTGGGAAACGACAGAGGAGTCGAAAAAGGCTCTTCAGGAACAAGCCGACCTCATCCAGCGGGTTGCTGAAAAATGGGGCGATGCATTGCCCGCCGTTCGGGCCTTAGCGAACGAGCAAGATCGGTTGGCTGGACGAAAGGATGTACGCGAAAGCACAGACATCACCATCGCAGAAACCTTCTCAAAGATTAGGTCTGAAGTTGTTAGTGCCGGCGACGAGATCGAGGCCATGCTTGGCCTTCTAAATGCGAATGTTCCTCCAGAGCAGCTTGTCGCGGTACAACAAGCGCTGCGCACATTGGACGAAACAGCGGCCGGCAACAAAACTACGGTGACTGAACTCGACGCAGCTCACGCCGCGCTTGTTACAGCCATGGCAAGCAGTGGCATCCCGGTTTTCGAAGGCACAGCTTCGGCTCTTGCCGCCATGCGCCCCGAACTCGTTGCTGTCACAGAAGATATCGCCAAAGCCAATGAGGCTGCTGCGAGCGCTCAAGCCTTCAACGACCTTCAAGCGCAGATCAACAGCCTGTCTTCCGCTAAGGCACGCGAGGAGATCAACGAACTCACCAAGCAGATGGAAGCCGGTGAGATTTCAGTAGCGGACTTTCTGGCTGAGTTGGCACGGATTTCGGGCTACGCTCCGGATGTGTCGGGCATCATCAGCGCTGCGCGTGCGGTAGCTGAAGAATGGGGCCGTGCGCGTCAAGCCGCGAGCACCTTCACCGGCAAGCCATCTCAAGGTGGGCGTGTCCGCTACAACAGCGGTGCCGGCGGCGTGTTCCTGCCCGACAGCGCTGAGACTCCTTCCGCTCGGCCTAACGACATCCAACGGCTCGATTGGGAAGCCGAAGGGCGGGAACGTGCTGCACGCAGCGCACGCAAAAGCAGCGGCAAGAGCAAGGAAGAGACTGAAGCCGAGCGCAAAAAGAAGGCGATTGACGATGTGGTCGCCAGCCTGAAGTTCGAGCAGGAGCAGCTTGGCCGTACCGGCACCGAGCAGCGCATATACAACGAGTTGAAGCGTGCAGGCGTCGACATCAACAGCGAAACCGGGCGCCAAATCGCGACCATGGTTACAACGCTCGAAAGCGAGCGCCAGGCCATGGAGGCGAGCAAGAAGGCGATCGAGGCGCGCGGCCAAGCAATCGAGAACGCGTTCTCTATGGGCGCCGACGCGATTGAATCGATCCTCGACAACTCGGTATCGGCCGAAGACGCAATAAGGAAGCTAACGGTGCAACTCGCCCTTGCTGCGGCGCAGGCGGCACTTCTTGGCAGTGGACCACTCGCGGGTTTGTTTGGAAGTGGCGGAGGGTTGCTCGGCCAGTCCGCGCCGTTCACCTCGACGCCCAACGGCTTCGCCAGCATGCTTGGTCTTCCCGGCCATGCTTCCGGCACGGCAAACACCGGCGGGGCACGCGGCCAGGTGCAAGGCCTTGTTCACGGACAGGAAGCCGTGATCCCGCTGCCCAACGGCGGCAAGGTCCCTGTTCAGTTGCGAGTGCCGCAGATGCCGGCGATCCAATCGGCAAACAGCGGCGGGGTCAGCGCTCCGGTTCATGTGACGATCGATGCCCGCGGTGCCGACCGCGAGGGCCTGGCTCGCGTTGAGGCTCAAGTCGCCCGGCTCAAGGCCGAGCTGCCGTCGCAGGTTGTGGCCACGGTGCGCGACGCGCAGAAGCGTAGGGTGCTCGGCTGATGGCGCTCGCTGATCCCTTTGACCTTTTGGCGGATTTCCCCGGCTGGACGACCGATTTCGACCTCGTCTATCGGCAGGAGACATCGCGGCAGGCTAACGGCGTCACGCGGGTGAAGGATCTGGGCTCGCCGATCTGGGGCGGCACATGGCAATCGCGCACCCTTTGGCCGAACGAACTGGATCGCTGGCGGGCGAAGCTGAAAGTTTTGGAA